AAGATGTTTATGCGTTGGAGAGGTATAAACATTGATGGTAGCGTATTTGAATTACGCTTTAACGAACCACAGAACTTTGCCAAATATCGCCAAGCAGAAGTAGATGCTGTGCGCATACAATCTTATGGTCAGCTAGAACAGGTTCCATATCTATCAAAACGTTTCCTGCTCAAACGCTATCTAGATCTCAGCGAAGAAGAAATGCAGGAAAATGAAGAAATGTGGAATGAGGAAAACGGTGAAGCTGAACAGACTACTGCTCCAGAAGCAGGGCTACGTGCAGTAGGTGTGACTACAGCAGGTTTACAGCAAGACATGGATACTCTAGCACCAGTTGAACCACAGCCCGGGGCTGTTCCTCCAGGAGCAGCACCAGAAACCGCAGGTGCAGCACCAGAAGCACCCGGTGGTGGATTAGGTTTATAGGCAATTTACTAAATACTCTTATGAACATCCTTGAAATATTTGACACGAATCCCGCTGGTTATAGCACAGAAAAAGACGACAACTCTGTGCCAAAACTCAGCGACCTACGCAAGACAAAACTAACATTAAAACAACTAAATCGCCTACGCATCATGAACGATGTGCGCAAGCTAGAGCATGAGCAAAAGCTAGACTCTGTCAAAAACCAATACAAACAAGCCGCAGCAGCCGCACCAATGATGTAATTATCCTTACAAATCAATCAAAAACACAGCATTTAACCCTTTTTTTGTAATCAAAGTGTAAATATATAAACATAATACTGGTCACTTGAGTATTAGTCCGGATTTAATATTTTTTAAGGAGTTCTTTCATGAACAAATATGAACAACTGATCGAGCATATTATCAACGATGAAACTGACAAAGCTCGTGAATTATTCCATACAATAGTAGTAGAAAAATCGCGTGATATCTACGAATCACTAATCGATGAACAAGATCTAGCAGAAGTTGGGGGCAATGAAGTTGAAGATCTCGTAGACGAAATCACCATCGACGAACAAGGTATCAGTGAAGAAGAAGATCAAGAAATGGATGATGAACCAGCACTTGATGCTGAACATGACCATCATGCTGATGTAGGTGGTGAGGAAGCACTTGAAGATCGCGTTTTAGATCTTGAAGATGCATTAGACGAATTAAAAGCGGAATTTGATGCATTGATGGCAGGCGAAGATGAAGGCAAAGAAATGCCAGATGCATATGATGAAATGGCAGAAATGCATTATGGTGGTATGCACGCTGGTGAAATGGAAGGCATGGATCACAAAATGCATGACAAAAAGATGCACGCTGGTGAAATGGAAGGCATGGATCACAAAATGCATGACAAAAAGAAACATGATGATAAAATGTATGAAGAAACAGAAGAACTTGACGAAGATGCGGACGATGTTGAAGAAACAATCGTTCGTGAATACGTAGAAAAAGTAGCTGATCATGGTCAAAAGTCAGAAAGCGGTAAAGAAGCTGGCGCACATGGTTCTGCAAACGTAAACAAATCATCTACTGTAGCTGGTAAAAATGACATGGGTGGCAGTTCTGCTAACATCGCTAAAGGTGGCGCAGAAGCTAATCCAGATGGCACAAGTCCAAAAGCAGCAGTAAAAGCCAAAGGCAATTTACCACACGCAGGTTCATATGAAAATGTTCCTGGTGCTAGAGCTGGTCAGGCATACGCTAAAAAAGAATCAGCAGTTAATAAAGAAGAAGGTGCTGTTAACAAAACAACACCAGTAGCAAAATAATTAGGAAACTATAATGGCATTTTATCTTAAAGAGAACTTAACTTTTGATGCGGCGAGGATGGAAGTTTTAACTGAAGACTCGCAGGACGGCAAGAGTAAGAATCTTTACATGAAAGGTATATTCATCCAAGGCGGTGTAAAAAACCACAATGAAAGAGTTTACCCAGTTAACGAGATCGAAAAAGCCGTTTCTAACTTAAACGAACAAATCAAGGGTGGTTACAGCGTCTTAGGCGAAGTAGATCACCCCGATGATTTGAAAATTAACTTAGATCGCGTCAGCCACATGATCATCGACATGTGGATGGATGGTCCTAATGGTTTTGGTAAATTAAAAGTTCTTCCTACTCCAATGGGTCAGTTAGTATCGACCATGTTGCAGTCAGGAGTAAAACTTGGCGTATCTAGTCGTGGTAGCGGCAACGTGAACGACGGAGATGGCAAAGTCAGTGACTTTGAAATAGTTACTGTAGATGTAGTTGCGCAACCAAGCGCACCAAATGCATATCCAACAGCGATTTACGAAGGACTGATGAATATGCGTGGTGGCAGTAAGGTATTCGAAATGGCTAAAGAGGCCAGCGCAGATCAAAAGGTACAGAAGTATTTGAAACAGGCCGTAACAAGTCTTATCAAAGATCTAAAAATTAAATAGGAGATCACAATGTTAGACGCTATCAAACCATTGTTGGATTCCGGCATCATCAATGAAGAAACTCAAACTGCTTTAACAGAAGCTTGGGAATCTAAATTAGTTGAAGCTCGTGAAACTATTCGCGCAGAATTGCGTGAAGAGTTTGCGGGTCGCTATGAACACGACAAAAATGTAATGGTTGAAGCTCTAGACAAAATGGTTACTGAAAGTCTCACCGCTGAACTCAATGAGTTTGCCGAAGAGAAAAAAGCTCTAGCAGAAGATCGCGTGAAATTCAAAACTCACATGATTGAGTCTGCAGGCAAGTTTAATGACTTTATGGTTACTAAACTAGCTGAAGAGATCAAAGAGCTACGTGGAGATCGCAAGACTCAAACTGAAGCAGTCGCTAAGTTAGAGAAATTTGTTATCCATGCACTAGCTGAAGAGATCAAAGAGTTCGACCAAGACAAGAAAGCAGTAGTTGAAACTAAAGTAAAATTAGTAGCAGAAGCTAAACAAAAATTAGCAGAACTACAATCAGCTTTTGTCAAACGTTCAGCTATACTTGTTAAGGAAGCAGTAGCAGAAAATCTAGGCTCAGAACTAGCTCAACTTAAAGAAGACATCCAAAGTGCTCGCGAGAACATGTTTGGTCGTCGTATCTTCGAAGCATTTGCTAATGAATTCGCTGTTACACACCTAAGTGAAAACAAAGAATTCAAAAAACTACAAGATGTTATCGCAGAAAAAGATGCGATCATCGCCGCTAGTTCCAAGACAATCGCTGAAAAAGAAGCTTTAGTTGAAAGTAAGGATCGTGAAGTTAGAGTTATCACAGAAAGCGTAGCTCGTAAAGAGAAGCTTGCTGAATTACTCAAACCTTTGAACAAAGAGAAAGCAGATGTAATGTCAAGCTTGCTCGAAAGTGTGCAAACTGAACGTCTTCAGGCTGCATATGAAAAGTATCTACCAGCAGTTCTAAACAATGTCTCTGCGAAACCAAAAGCTGAAAAGCCGGTATTAGCTGAGTCACGTACAGAAGTGACAGGTGATAAATCTGCTAAAACAGACGACGAATCACTCAACAATGTTGTAGAAATTCGACGTTTAGCAGGGCTAAAATAGTAGTAATTTTTTAAGAGGAAAATAAAGAAATGACAACCCAACTATTAGAAGGCCGTTGGAACGAGACCAAAGACGCCCTGTTAGAAGGTCTACAAGGTTCGAAAAGAACCACAATGGCTGTAATTTTAGAAAATACAAAGAAGCACTTGATGGAAACTGCAACTAGTGGTTCTACTAGCGCAAGCAACGTAGCTACACTAAATCGCGTGATCCTTCCAGTGATTCGTCGAGTAATGCCAACAGTTATCGCTAACGAAATCGTTGGCGTGCAACCAATGACTGGCCCAGTAGCTCAAATCCACACTCTACGTGTACGTTATGCTGATACCAATGATGCAACAGGTTCTGCCAACGACGTAACAGCTGGTGATGAAGCTCTAAGCCCATTCAAAGTTGCTGTTGCATATTCTGGTGATGGAACTGCTGGCCTAGCTGCTGCAACAAGCACACTAGAAGGCTCACCAGGTAAGAGAATTAACGTTCAAATCTTGAAACAAGTTGTTGAAGCTAAAACACGTAAACTATCAGCACGTTGGACATTTGAGGCAGCTCAAGATGCACAATCAATGCACGGTTTAGATGTTGAAGCAGAAATCATGGCAGCTTTAGCACAAGAAATCACAGTTGAAATTGATCAAGAGATCCTAGCATCTCTACGTTCACTTTCAGGTAACACATTTAACTACAACCAAGCTACAGTATCTGGTACAGCTACATTCGTAGGTGACGAGCACGCTGCTCTAGCGGTTACAATCAACCGCGCAGCTAACTTGATCGCTCAACGTACACGTCGCGGTGCAGGTAACTGGGCAGTTGTAAGTCCAGCAGCTTTAACAGTACTACAATCTGCAACTACTTCAGCTTTTGCTCGTAGTACAGAAGGTACTTTTGAAGCACCAACAAACACTAAATTCGTAGGTACTTTAAACAGTGCTATGAGAATTTATGTTGACGGTTATGCTGCTGACACACAAGAAGTTCTAGTAGGTTACAAAGGTTCTAGCGAAGCTGATGCAGCTGCGTTCTATTGCCCATATGTACCACTAATGAGCTCTGGTGTTGTGTTAGATCCATCAACATTCGAACCAGTAGTAGGCTTCATGACACGTTATGGTTATGTAGAGTTAAGCAACACAGCTTCATCTCTAGGTAACGCAGCTGACTACTTAGAAGAAGTTGGTGTAAGCAATTTAAGTTTTCAGTGATCTAACAAGATTATTGAACTTAACATTAAAAACCCGCTCCGGCGGGTTTTTATTTGATTATAAATTTTATATTGAAAGGTTAGGTTTGACTAAATAAAGTAAAGAGACTTTATTATGTTTAACAATTCTAAATATACAAAAATATACTATCAAATAGTTAAAAAAGCAAAAGAACGCAACACAACAAATTATACAGAAAAACATCATATTATACCACGCAGTTTAAGTGGTAGTAATAAAAAAGACAATATTGTTGATCTCACAGCTAGAGAGCATTTTATATGCCATTGGTTATTAACTAAAATGACCACTGATATTGCAAGAAGAAAAATGATATTCGCATTACATATGATGCGAGTTAAAAGCAGTAATCATAATAATCAACGGTATGAAACAAAAATAACCTCTAGAGTTTATGCACATTATAAAACTGAACACGCAAAGAATAGTAGTATAATGAATAAGTATAAAGAACCAGTAAACAAAGGTAAGAAGTTAGTGGGCACTGAGTTAGAAAAACAACGAGAAAGAATTCGTAACAGACGCAAACTTACACCTGAAGAAAATGTCATAAGAATTGCAAAAATGATTGCAACAAATACTGGTCGTAAACAAACACAAGAAACTAAAGACAAAATACGTAATACATTGTTAGGTAAAGCTAAAGGACCAATGTCTACACAAGAAAAGATAAAGAGATCAATTGCACTGTTGGGAAAATCTAAAGCGGTAGAATCGATACAAAAACGAACCATCACATTAAAACAGTTAGCAAGAGAAGGTAAACATCATACACAAATTATGCTAACTTGTCCGCATTGTGCTATTACAGTTAAAAAATTAAATTACTCTCGTTGGCACGGTAAACACTGTAAATTATATATCTTAGCATAAATACTAGTGTTCGCTCTTAATCGAGAGTTTATGCGGTCCCCACCGCGTAGGCCTAGAACGCTAATAATTAAGGAGAAACAAATGGGACGTCCTATTAAGAAAAGATTTATTAACACTAACTCAAGCACCAATGCATCTGGTGGTGAAAGCGTTGCTTCATTGCAAGTACATGGTGGTAACAATTATTCAGCAGGTACAACTATTACGTTCCCAGCACCAGGTCAAGGTGGTGGTAGCACTGCCACTGCCACAATTGAATTCGTGGCCCCTACAGCAGGACTTACTGGTAATGGTAACATAGCAAGCGTCACATTAACATCAGCAGGTGGCGGATATCTAGTGAGAAATGTCCAAGCCAATGTTACGTTTGGATTCAACAAACCATCTAACGTGGTAGTGGATGGGTTCACTCAAATTGCAGGAAATGTATTCAAGTTTTCAAGCGGTGTAACGTCAGGCATTCATGCAGGTATGGTTGCTAACGTGTTCTTTACTAGCCTACATTTAGGTAATCCAACCAAGGTTGTCAGTGTCAATACAACCACTGGTAATATTACCATGAGCATGGCTAACACTGCAGCTATCACTAGCCCAATTAGTTTTGGTGACGTAGGTAGACTCGGTAACGTAGTAGCGACAATGGATCCCGCAGTGACCACAGCCAATACCATACAGGCCAATGCATTTATCACGGGCGGTGCAGGTGGAAGATTAGGGGATATTACCAGCATCAAGGGTGCTCGTCGATATAGAGTAACCAACGATCAAGGTTCTGGTACAGTGCGTTTGATTTTAGCAACAGAAGTAGCGGCAGCTAATGCAGGAGTTGGTCCACATGCAGAAGGACTAATGACTATTTCAGCCACTGACAGCGCAGGTGGTACATATTTTGTTACCAAGCTCGATGGTCGCACAGTGACCTTATCGCCAGCTGGAGCAACACCTGGAGCTCAATTCGCGGCTAATGCACAGGCAATTTGGAGTGTAAATGCTGCGGTAGTTAATACCACAGTAAAACTAGCAACAAACGACTAATCATAGTCACATCAAAAAATAGCGGCTCCGGCCGCTATTTTTTTGATTCTATCAATGAAGATAAATAATAAAAACGGAATAATTTACGATGGCCGCAGTAAAAAAATTTAACAGTAATCTTTTAATACAGTCTACTGGCATAAGTGCTAATATCACTTTAGATTCAGAAACTCTATTTATTGATGCTGTAGATGCTTTTATCACTGGAAACTTGCACGTCACAGGTGTTTATGATACCACTACCGTAACCAATACTAATATCCAAGATAAAGACATAGCACTGAATGTAGGTGAAACTCTTTATGGTGTCGGTGGTAATGCTAGTCCAGGCACTAGTGGACTTATAGTTGATCGTGGTCTTCAGGCCAATGTAAGTTTGCGCTGGAACGAGATATATGATAACTGGGAAGTCACTACAGATGGTACAACTTTTGCTAATATCTTAACTGGTTCTGGAACGGCATTAACAGCAATAGTACAAGATACCACACCAAGGCTTGGTGGTAATTTAATAACCAACGGATTTAATGTGCAATTACAATCCTTGCTAACTGCTAATCCGCCGACATCAGTGGCTGGAAATGTTGTATTGTATGCTGATACAGTAGGCAGTGCAGGCAGTGGATTATTTGTAGTAAACAGTGGAACAGCAAGTGACGAATTAGTAACCAAATCGAAAGCCATTGTGTTTTCGATCATACTATAGGACAATAATAGGATAATAAAATGGCAATAACCAACTCTTTACTGACAACTGGTGCGGCCGCTAATGTTTATATTAGCAGTGGTAACAGTGCAATTACGGCTATGTACCTCTGTAACATAGACTCTACAGCTAGAACTTTTGATATATATGTTTGCCCAAGCGGTAATACCGTAACGCCTTTGAACTCACGTATCTATTCAGGTATACAACTACAAGCTGGCGACACTTATGTTATAGACAGTGAAAAACTAATATTAAACAGTGGGGATATGTTAAAGGCTAATGCTAGCGGATCTTCTAGTATCTCAATGACAGTTAGCTTTATAGGAATCTAAATGGGACGCTTTGCTAAAAATACCTTATTTGACTCTGGCAGTTATGCTCTAGGATTAGCCGCTACATCAACTAGCTTTAGACCAAACGTAGCGGGGTTTACCAGCCAAACGGCCTTGCGTTACAGCACCTCAAGTGACAAACTTGAATACTATAGCCATGCTGGTAATGTCTATCAGACAGTTAGCAATGTGGGATCCGGGACAGCCCGTGTTACCAAAGATAGCTTCACCGGTAATGCATTAACCAGTGACTATGGCCCACTAAGTTTCAACTACAATACCGCTAGCCCACAACTATATGCGGCAAATATCCTTGTTCACGTTGGTACAGTTTATCAGATTCCTGGTACTAACTATGAGTTTGCCGCTAATGCAACCGCAGGTACAGACATTCATTTTGCTTCAAATCCCAGTGATGGTGCGGCCATTACTATCATCCACGGACTTAATTCTACAATCGCCTCTTAACTTTTCTGATAAATAGTAGAAAGGTTGGATAATTAATGGCAATCAGTCGCGTTCCGGGATTTTCTCTACTAGCAAATTTAGATCGTCAAGGTACGGATCTTTTTATCTCTAGTAACGGACAAACATTAACCTATTTTGATGTTAATAATTATCGTTTTGGTATTAACAAGTCAAATCCTCAGCATGCACTAGACATATTCGGTAATGTGCAAATCAGCAGTGGGCACTTGTATACCTCAGCCAATATAGCATTTGACATAGGTACTCCGACAAATTCATGGGGTAATCTCTACATACATTCTGTTACTGCTTCAGGTAATATCTCTGCGCAATTTTTCTCTGGCAATGGTAGTCAGCTAACAGGAGTGGCAAGTGCATACGGAAATTCACAAGTAGGAAGTTTTTTACAAACATACACTGGGGTAATCACAGCCAGTAATGTCACAGTTAATGGTAACGTCACTGCGCAATTTCTATTGGGGGATGGAAGACATCTGTCTGGTATGTACAGTAATGTGCAAGTAGCTACGTTCCTGCCCACATATACAGGTGTACTAACAGCCAGCAACATCACAATAAATGGTAATCTAACCGCACAATATCTATTTGGAAATGGTAGCCAAATTACAGGCTTACCAGCTGGATACAGTAACGTTCAAGTGGCCACGTATCTACCAACCCATTCTGGAGTAATAACAGCTGCTAATCTATATGTGTCAGGACCAATCACCAGTGGAAACACCACCCTCAGTGATACCACTATAGCATCTAACTCACAGATAACCATATCTACAGTCGCTGATGGAAACATCTTTTTAAATGCCGGCGGTTATGGAATAGTTAAAATAGTTGGTAACGATGCACTAGGATTACCTGCAGGTAACACACTACAACGTCCTAGCAATTCATTTGCTGGGTACATCCGTTTTAATACAGAAACAGGCGGTCTAGAAGTATATGATGGTTCAACGTGGGAAGCTGGTACTGCGGCTTTAACATCACAGGTGCTAAATGGTGATGGTGTTTCTAATACGTTTGTATTAAGCAGCACAGTTACATCAGTAACAGATTTAATTGTCAGCATAAATGGTACACTACAACAACCAACTACCGCCTATACGGTAAGCGGAACCAACATTATATTTACTGAAATACCAGTGGCTGGAGATACTATCGAAGTTAGACACATAGCCACTGGTATTACCAGTGTTGCCGCCCTAGCATTAGGTACCAGCAATATTTCTATACCTTCAGCATCTGGTGCAATTAATTTTTATACAAATGCAAATCTAAGTTTACAGATAGGCACTACAGGTGCTATCATTGGCACATATCCTAATATAAGCATAGCATCAAGCGGTGTGGCTACTAATGTTGATGTATTTTCAACCGCAGTATATAGGACTGCCAAATATATATTACAAGCAAATACCAGTTCTGCCTATGAAAGCAGTGAAGTCCTGGTCACACATAATGGTTCAACTGCCTACAGGACTGTATACGCTGTTATCAACACGGCAGGAAGCCTAGGTAATGTTTCCGTTACTATCAATGGTACTAATGTTCTAGTGCAATATACAGCAGACAACAATAATACAAATGTACGCACATTAAAACAGTACTTGATAATATAAAAAAATCCAAAAAAAGCATAAATATTTTAAACAAACACTGAATGTACCTAGCTCTAGGGGATATGGAACCGCAGGCAGTACAAGAATTTAAGTAGTAATATAATATTTTTGCGGAGCCAGACACTAAATGTCTAATTTAACCAGAATTAAGAATAATCAGATCATAGACTCAGGAATCTGGGCTAATGCCAAGATCATTCCAGGATCTATCGTAGGTTCACTTTTCAGCAGTAACATTGTAGTAACCAGTGACTTTGTTATCACAGGTAACTTGTATGTTGCAGGTGCTAGTACATCTCTAACAGTTGCCAGTACCAATACCCTAGTTAACGATCCGTTGATCGTATTGAATAACGCCTACGCTGCTGGTGCTATTTACGATATTGGATTCGTATTTGAGCGCGGTACTGACGTTAATCAAGCGTTCTATTGGGATGAATCATCCGACGAATTCCGCTTGATCGCCACAACAGAAGCTGGCACGACTTATGGTAATATTGGTGCAGAGACTTCATTCGCTAATCTACGCTTAGGCAATCTCCAAGCATTCTATAATGTCACTGCTACAACCATAGACGCTTCAGGATTTATCAATACCTCAGGTAACGTCAGTGCTTCAGCAGTCAACGGAGCAACTTTAAATGTCACAGGTACAAGTACATTAGCCGCAGTTAACTCAAGTGGCTTCATACAAACCACTGGTAATGTCAGCGCAGCGGTAGTAAACTCTGGACAGTTTAATACGTCTGGTAATTTATCAGCTACAGAAGTAAGCACACAGACATTAAAAGCCAGTGGATTAACCAGTGGTCGTGTTGTTTTTACCAGTACAAGTGGATTATTAGTTGACAACGCTGGTATAACATTTACAGCTAACACCCTAACAGTTGGTGGTGCTAAGCCAATTACGATCAATGGTACTGATGCAACCATCGCTACAACAGGTACAAATCAAGATTTGATCTTATCTCCAAATGGTAGTGGGGCAATTAACGCTGATACTAGCCAAATTATAAATGTAACAGATCCAACTTCAGCCCAAGATGCCGCAACGAAAAACTATGTTGATAGCCAAATATCAAGTGGTGTTACAAACATCCAAGATGATGATACTAGTGTTACTATCATTGATAGTACTGGCACTGGTCGGATTGAAGTAACAGTAGACGCAGATCTAGTTGGAAACATCACACAGGATAGAACAACTTTAACCAATGATGTTTTGGTCAGCAATAGCACAGCATCAACTACAACTACATCAGGAGCATTGGTAGTAACTGGTGGTGTTGGCGTAGGTGGAGCCGCAACAGTAGGTGGACAGATTAAGTCAACAGCAACGACTGAAAGCACAAACACTACCTCAGGTGCGATAATCACACAAGGTGGTGTTGGCATCGCAAAAAACTTAAACGTTGGTGGTGATACGACAATCACAGGTAATCTAACTGTAAACGGAGTCACAACAACAGTCAATTCAACTACATTAGATGTAGATGATCTAAATATCACGGTGGCCAAAGGTGCCGCCTCCAGCGCCGCAGCGGATGGCGCGGGCTTGACAGTTGAAGGCCCAAGCCCAAGTGCAACTTTATTGTACACACACGCAACTACCAGCTGGAATTTTAACAAACTAGTTATTGGTACGGGATTAAATGTCACTGGTAACATAAGTGGCGCAGTGATCAACACAGGTGCATTAAACGCAACTGGTGCTACTACTTTAGTTGATGTTAATTCAAGTGGATTTATCAATACAACTGGTAATATCAGTGGCGCAGTGATCAACGCAGGTGCATTAAACGCAACTGGTACTACTACTTTAGTTGCCGTTAATTCAAGTGGATTTATCAACACCACTGGTAATATCAGTGCTTCAGCAGTAAATGGAGCAACTTTAAATGTCACAGGTACTAGTACATTAGCCGCAGTTAACTCAAGTGGATTCATCAATACAACTGGTAACGTATCAGCGAGCACAGTAAATGCCGCTCAATTTAACACCACAGGTAATGTATTAGCTGCAGGTGGTACGTATAATGCCTTAGCAGTAAATGGTGTATTAACAGTAACAGGTAATGTAATTGGTGGGCTAGGACAATTTGCAGCTATCAATTCAACACCAATTGGCAATGCGACTCCAAGCACAGGCGCATTCACTGATCTACGTGCGACTGGCACAGTATATGCTAATGCCACAACAGATTCAACTACATTAACCACTGGTGCATTAATTGTTGCTGGTGGCGCCGCAGTAAGTAAAAGCATGTTCGTTGGTGAAGGCATGCGGATCAACAGCACACAATCAGCTGAAACTTTCCATGTACTAGGTCAAGGTACAAATAACAGTTTGATCTATGCAGATCTAGCTAAAAACGCCATAGTGTTTGGTGGTGCTAATGCTGCAGTACAAGATGGTGCAGTTGTTAAATTCAATAGCACTGGTGCTATTGTAGTTCCGGTAGGTACTACAGCAGAACGTCCAGGTTCTACAGGTAATACTAACGTGCAGGGCATGTTACGTTTCAACACTACAACAAGCCTACTAGAGTTCTTTGATGGTAGTTCGTTCACTGCAGCAGGTAGTGTATTTACAGTTATCGCTACAAACACCTTCAGTGGTAATGGAGTGCAGACAGCATTCACGTTGAGTTCCTCCTCTACTACAGCAGCCACATTGGTAATGGTCAACGGTGTGGTACAGATACCAACCACAGCCTATTCTGTTTCTGGTACTACATTGACATTCACAGAGGCTCCAGCATCAGGCGATGCGATTGATGCACGGACACTCACTACTACATCTACAGTATCAGCGGTATCAAGTGGTAACGGTTTTAACAACTTCGACGTTGCAACAGCACCTTATGCTAACATCACAGCGGGTACCAGCGCGGCCACAGTGCGTGTCAGTGTTGATGGTTCGACTGGTAAGGTAACATTTACCAATGATGTCTTGATCAATGGTCAATTGACAGTATTAGGTGACTCAAGTGGTAATATTAATATTGGTAATGAAACAGGTGATAGATTGCAGTTACGTGGTAAGACAGTCTATGATCAGACAGCTATTAATGTACCTAACACTAATCTTAAAGAACTAGATAGTTACAGCACAGCAGCGTTTACCACTGCTAGATATACAGTACAGATCAAGAATGGTAGTAGTGTTTCAGCGGCTGAATTAATAGTTTCTCATGACACTGCTACTGCAAACATAGCTACCTATGCTGTGCTTAGTACCGTGCCAGGGACTTTCCAAGCAAATATCAGTAGTGGAACCGTGAGATTGTTCTATACGCCTGATAATGCGCAGAATGCAAATATCAAGCTGTTAACTACTTATATAGTGTAATAACGAAGATAATACTAATGCTTAATTTAACCAAAAAGCTGTTTAGGAAAAACTACACTGGTGAAGACATAGTACAGGAACGTAAACTTACCGGGGGAAAATGGGAAACTATTACTGAGTATGTGCCAAATAATGTTATCAATAATCAGATCTCAAATCGGGCGGTGATATTTGGTAATGGTACAGGTAGAGAAAGTTTTCCTATACAACACATCCTACGTAAAAAAAGTGGTTTGCTAGGTGCAGACAGTCTACAGAGTTATGCCTGTAATGCTTTCTATAGAGATCATACTCCAGATTTCCTAGTAGTCAGCAACAGAGTCATAGCAGATGAATTGATAAAATCTGGTTATACCAAAGATAATATCGTCTATACTCATGTTGATATCAGTTTAGAATTTCCTAAAAGATTTTACCTAATACCTCACGATCCTTATGCTGATGCAGGAACTACAGCTGCATACATAGCCGCATTTGATGGACATAAGAAAATATATCTGTTAGGATTTAATGGACAAGATACACCTGGTGTCAATGACAATATCTACGCTGGCACTAAAGGTTACGATGCAGCTAATGCTACAGTATCAGATCTCAAATGGATAGCTAACATCGCGGCACTGTGCAGAATATATGATGATGTAGATTTCGTCAGGGTAACTGAGTCAGGAAGACGACCTACTCCAGAAATTTGGAAATATTTGACCAATCTAAGACAGATCAGCTTCCGTGATTTTGTTTTAGAAACAGATTTATAGTATCGTTTCTAAAGTTTTTAATTTACTAATTACCGCTTGGAAATTAATCGTACGCCAGACTCCGGGGTGTAAAGGTTTGGGATGGTCCTCTAGACTGACCCAACAGTATCCTCTGTGTTCTGAATTTAATTCTGGAACAAATTCATCATCTACTGGTGCGATGAAAGTGTGATAGGTAAAATTACCATTGTCACTGGTAAATTTTTCTATTGGAATAATTCTAGCGTCGTTTATGATCCCACCCAACTCTTCTTTGATTTCTCTAGAAAGGCTATGGATTATCTGTTCGTCCGGCTCAACTCGGCCACCGACGACCCCCCAGGTTCCTTCATATTTACTACTATTACGTAATAAGAATAGATAACGTTTGGTTTTAGTGCAATAGATAAAAGCGCCAACGTTTTCTAAAGGACCAATGTCCATAGACCGTTCTTGTATTCGCCTTCCCAGCTTTTGACCCACTGATCGAGATACCATTTATATTGAATTCCAGTATTTAGATTACTTACATATTGTACACTTGTAGCACCACTACTGTCAAATACTACAGACCATTTAGTACCATCATATTGGATAATATCATTGGCACCAGCCACTAAATCTATACCACCGGAGCCCTGCCAAGCACTAGGACCTGAGCCTGGCGCATTATCAAAACTACCAATGCCATGCAGGATTAAGAATCTAGTTCCAGCAGCTGGTGTGGTAATATCACTTGAAACCTCTACTTGGCGAGGATCAATTATGGCATTTATGGGATCTAAGGTATTAGTGGGGTATGTATCTATGTCAGCGTTAAAAATTAATAGACTATCATCAGTGGGATGATAGCTAACAGTACCTACGACTTCAGCAACTTCATCGTCTGTTAGCAGTCTCACTTGGCTTACACCATTTTCTAATACACCATATACATTTATAAGACTTCGCCAGATATCTCTGGTTCCAACTTTGACTGGTGTTTCTGTTACAGGATGTTTTGGAGTAAGATCAGTTGGTGGATCTCTAGGATCTTCAAATTCACTGTATTTCAACAGGGTCAGCGTATTACCTATTAACAGCACACCGTAGTCTAAAGGAGTAAAGTACTGTCTTGTGCCCATGAGATTAGTGTCGTTATAAACGTCTTCGCTGAGATTACCGTCGCTATCATGTATGCTGGCTATAATTTTTTGTATCACACCTAGTTTTTTAACCTTAGCTGGTGCTGAGATCCAAATTGGTAACTTGAATGTTAGGGTAGCCACGTCTATGGGGTTTCCAGTTCCAATAGGAACACTACGGCTGGACCAATTTGGTGATTCAAGATATACTGCTGTTAGGCTAGTCCAATCTATATAATTATCTGTGGACTGTATTTCTAATGCTGGATTAAACAATACGATCAGCTGTTCTAGCAGTTGTAGTTTCTGTTTGGTATTTGAGGTCCAGATATCTAATTTTAGCTCGAGAGTATATGGCACAGGCATCAGCCTCTCTATGCTAAATGCGTTACCTTGTCGTGCTTCATACTCTTCTGTATCTTCATTATAATAACGTTGGCGGATACTCATCTTGCCTACGAAATTAGGATCTTGTACACGATCGCGATCGTAGGTTATGTTATTGATGTACACAGTCATAGCCGGTACTGTTGGCGTAGCATTTTCACTGGCGTTGGTCAAGATCTGTGCTACCTGTCGGCTACCGTCGGCATAGTAAGCAGGTACACGCTGCAGGGTGGTGTTACCTTGGCGGTCTTGACCAAACTCTACTTGGAAGCCCGATACCATGCGTATGAATTGAGCTAGGAATCGCTCAATCTGGGCATCATAAAAATATTGCTGGAGTGCTGGCATAATTAATTATCCGCTGAAGCTCTTAGTGCGTCACTTAGACTTTGTCTCTGATATGTAACATTAGCATAGATAGTATATTCTAGTACATCATTGGTATTTAATGTTGTAGATACCGTAAATGATATATTTCCTGCTGTATTAGCGATGGTGTTGTTAATGATCTTGCTGTTTAGTTTGGTCTTAACACCATAAGTATTCTTGTAAGCTGTCTTGGTAACAACTTGTTTAGAAGCTAGTGTAAATGATAGAGTCTGTGCATTGGCCGCAGGCGTATATGCACCAGATGAAATACGTATCGCGTCCCAGGCCAATGCATTAGCATAATTAGCATCTGTGTTATTGACAAATCCGCTACGCTGTGTGGTATTTGTCGCACCTGGTGTAAGGTTGGTACGTAGGCCATCTTCTATCTTGACCCAACGACGACCATCGAAACGGAATAATCTATTGGGCACATAATCTAACCTCAAGAAGTAGTCACCAACGACTGGGCTTGTTGGGTAAGCTATACCAGCGGCGACTGCGGCACCGTTTGGTGGGAATGCATCGCTGGTTAAATAACCCCTGACCTTGTCGCTCGGTGATACTGTGCTTGAACTCGAATAGGTATTACTTGAGACATTGGCATTAGAGCTAGCGAGTATGCCCTGTGGATCGCCCGGCTGTCCTTCTTGCGTGACTGGAGCAGTGTATAGATTAGTAGTGTCATATCCACTCTTGGGTACGTCAGTCTCTGCACGGGCTACTATAGCATCATTGATTTCTATATATTTGTTATAGGTACTGATCACTTGACCTAATGGAGTATCATTTGCATCCGCTACACCATCACCGTTAGTATCGCCAGCGGCGATATTGTCTAGTATGTCTTTGTATTCTTGGCTGTCTACTAGGGGTTGTAGTTTAACACGCCATAGATGTGGATACCAAGTTGGTGAAAATCCCTCTGCCGCACGTGTGGCGTCTTGTACCACATAATAACGTTTGAGTGCCGCAGATAATGTGTCATCTAGAGGATAATAGTCTTTTAAATTTGGTAGTTCTAGGACATCACCTACCATGATCTTGCGACCGATTGTGTCAATCATGTCGTTCAAGTGGAACACAGCGAACATGGTATCACCAGTTAGGAATAGACCAAATTGTTGTAGATCAAAATCGTTGTCATTAATACGATATATAGTGCGCATGGTATAGACACTGGTGTCATACTTGCGATCACGGTTTTCCAAGAACAAGAGATCTTGGATGCTGGTAATGCCAGTGGTTCCTGGTTCAGTATTGCTAGTAAAGGGTTGATCTATCGGTCCGAGATATTTGTGTAGATAAACATCCACTCCGCCCACAGTGAACATTTCACTTATACGCTGGTCAAAAAATTTGTAGTCGTTGCCCTTGTTTGGACGCCACAAAGAAAGTTTTGGCATTATCTAATCCTAATTATCTAGTATTTATCGCCGTTGACTACCCAATCAAATGATGTTATACTAGTATTATGGCTGAAATTACTACAAGTTTAGATTGGGCATCTGTTAGTATTGAGCTAGAAAATGCCGCCAAACGTATGAAGCGCCATGGTTCTGAAATGTTAAAGATCAGCAGTAATATTGGGGACATGGTTAAACTTCTGTCAGAAGAAGAAATCAATTGCCGACGAATGGGCAAACAAACCCGCCAACACCGAGAACTAGTAGCCAAAATAAATCAAGAAATAGCCCAATTTGAACAGTATGTTACTTTTGGTGTTCTATTAAGTGGTTGACTTTACGTCGAATATCATATATACTGTATATAAATCATAAGGATACTGTATGGCAATAAAACTAGATGGCATGAAAAAGAAAGCCAAAGTTAAAAATATTAACTTTGCTGACGAAAAATACACAGGTAATGAACCCGTATGGGACTATGATCGTGCCCTAACTTTTTCAGATGGAGAATTTGATCATCACCTACGCAAGAGTTTTCGTTACTACAACTACTATTATAGTTCCAAAGATCTTAAAAAATATGTGGTAGCATGGTTGCGACAACACGAAGGTGATAAAGGTATCCACGTGTTAGATAAGACTACTATTGATCAATATGCCCGTTCAGCAGATAATCTAACACCAATGACAGTCTGCTCACTGATCAAAGCCAACACACAAGGCATGCCCTTGCGTGACAAACACGTAGAATATATCTTTGACGCTGTTAAACGTGTGCTACTGTTAAAAGCAGATGACACAGAAGAAGAAAAGAAAATCACTAAGAAACCTGAAGTTAAACTACCTACTATCCAAGACCGCATGAATGACGTAGCCAAGAAACACATCTTATACTTTGAAATCCTTGAAGATGGATTGTTCGCAGGTGAAACAGTGGATCCTAAAGCCTACGAATACCTAGTTAAGAATTTAGTACCACAGGCACTAATTAGCAAGATATCCTCAGTGTTTGAACCTAGACATGCAGAAGTGCAAGAAGCACGCAAGGGTGAATGTGAGCAACTAAAAGAAGCCTACAGCCACATGAAAGCCGCAGACTATAAACGCTATGATAGTTTCTATGAGAAACTGTTCCAAGACTTGGCCGCTTACAATCAAACTAAAAAGGCCACTAAAAAGGCCGCAGTCCGCAAACCACCACAAAAAGAAAAATTAGTTAAGAGCTTGAAATATCTCAAGCAAGATACTGCATTGAAGATTGTGTCAATCAATCCGGTAGATATCGTAGGTGCAGAAGTTCTATGGGTTTACAATGTTAAGAATCGCAAGATTGGCAAGTATGTAGCAGAAGCCATGGGAGGTGCGCTAGGCGTCAAAGGCACCACAATTACGGGTTATGATGCTAACAAGAGCACACAAAAAACACTTAGAAAACCAGAAGAACAGATCAAACAGTTCTTAACAAGTAGCAAAGTTGAGTTGCGCAAGTATCTTGAAAATATCAAGACCACAGAGATCAAACTTAACGGTCGTATCAACGCTGATACTATCTTATTAAAAGCAAACTAATCCCCTCAAGGTAGCGAAAGGCAAAGTTATCCTGTTGTAGATAATAAATACATGATAACAGGATAATTTAAATGTCTGAATTACCAGCAAACATATCATCAACATCTAGCAATCTTACCAATACCTTAAGTGTTCAGACCAAAAGTCTGTATAGCAACGTAACTGGTACAGGTGCTGGGCATATCGCATTTGATGCTAATCTACAAGCACAGCTAGATTCAGTAGCTAAACAGCAGAATGACATTATTGACTACTGCCGCCTACGCTTAGGCTATGGTATGATCGATGTTGAAGCAGACAAAGAACACTTCGACATGGGTATCAAACAAGCACTAATCCGCTACCGCCAGAAGAGTTCAAATTCAGTAGAAGAAAGCTATGTGTTTCTAGATATATATCCCGAAACACAGGAATATATCTTACCTAATTATATCATAGATGTCAAACAGATATTCCGCAGAGGTATTGGCAGTATATCTGGTACCACAGCCAGCCAATTTGAACCATTTGCATCAGGTTATCTAAATACCTACATGTTGGTAGCTGGACGTGTTGGTGGGCTTACAAACTACGAATTGTTTGTACAATATCAAGAACTGGCTATGAAGATGTTTGGTGGTTTTATAAACTACACCTTTAACAAAGTCACTAAAAAACTTACTCTTATACGAAAAATTCCATTTGGTGGGATCCAAGGCAGTGATCTCGTAAAAGAAAGCGTGCTATTATTGACCTACAATTATAAACCTGATCAGATCTTACTAAATGACCCGCAGGCATTTCCATGGATCCAAGACTATGCTTATGCTTTGACACTAATTAGCGTAGGTAATGCCCGTGAAAAATTTGCTTCAATAGCAGGTCCGCAAGGTGGTACAGCTTTAAACGGTACAGCACTTAAAGCAGAAGGTAATGAACTTCTACTCAAACTTGACGAAGAAATCAAGAACTATGTGGACGGTGGCCAACCAATGTGGTGGGTAACTGGTTAAAAACTTCTAGACAACAGTCTAAAACTCTCGTAAAATATTAGTATCAATCAAGGGGATTTCAATGAGTCAAGTCATCGGTATCGTAGGTCTGATCGGCGCTGGTAAAGACACAGTGGCAGATTATCTAGTTAATTTCCATGGGTATAAACGAGAAAGCTTTGCTAACAGCCTTAAAGATGCTGTGTCGGCAGTGTTTGGTTGGGATAGAACACTATTAGAAGGACGTACTAAACAAGCTCGTGAATGGCGTGAAACCAAGGACGAATGGTGGAGCAAACGACTAAAGCGAGATATAACGCCACGTTGGGTCCTACAGTATTGGGGCACCGAAGTAGTGCGTAAAGGATTCCACGATGATATGTGGGTGGCCAGCTTAGAAAATCGCCTACGACAGTCAACAGATGACATCGTTATCACTGACTGCCGCTTTCCGAATGAAATCAAAGCTATCCGCAACGCAGGTGGACGTGTGGTGCGTATCAAACGAGGACCAGAACCTGCTTGGTTTAATGATGCTCGTAGCATGAACAAGGGACCTACACGTAACATGAATTGGGCTTTAAGCAAACACAATATCGAAAAGTTAGGAATCCATGCTAGTGAAACAGCCTGGGTAGGAACTAAGTTTGACATTACCCTAAACAACGATGGCACACTAGACGAATTGTACAATCAAATAGAACTGAATATAACTAAAAATTCACTGCTAAGTTCTTCTTTAGAGCAAGTCGAGCTTTGACAGATTGACGGATTTTTTCTTTCTGTTCAAAAGACATGATTTTACCTTTGGTAGGACTGGGTCGATTTTGTCTAGTTTCTGATATTTTCTTTCTAGCTTCTAAAGTATGTGTTTTGCCAAACATAGGATTATTTTGTCCTGAATTCTTTTCACTATTAATTTTTCGTGATTCTATAGACTGTTTTCTTCCTTTAGAAGCTAAACCTATTTTTCTTTTACTTTCTTCTGATTGTTGCCCACCGTCTGCTTCTTCTGGCTTTAGATTGGCCCAAGTTTGATCTTCAACCACGTTCCATAGATTACTGTAATATAATCCCCACACTTTAAGTTCATTTTTGTCCACACATTCTTTAAGAATTTCAGTAGAATAGTCATAACCATGCTTGCGTAAATGATATATCCAGCGTGTTCCAGAACCACGATATTTATGAGGATCTTGTTGTGATGTTTGCCCTAGATACTTTAATCCTGTCTTATTGTGTGTTTTGATGTAAAGATAGAAAGTCATAATAATATTTATATTAGTAATCTGGAACTAAGTCTCCTTGACGCCATCCTAAACCTTCTTGGGCAATTTCATATTGACAGTTAGCACAGACTGTTTTAAGATTTAACACACTATTGTTGTTTAGATCACCATCGATGTGATAGACAAATAATTGCTGTTTTAGTTTAGCCTTAAAACCACACTTTTCGCAGTGTGGTTTCTTTTTATATCCTTCTAACTGCCAACGAGGCTTTGGTGCAGGCTTATTTTTCTTTTTGCGGATACAACTATCACAGCGAGTTCTGAAGTAAGTACGGCCATGCATTTTATAGTTGATCGCCACGGGTTTTTTACCACAAATTTGACATATTGGACGGTATTCCATACTAGTATTTATGGCTGAACCTTTCAAAGGGCACCTTATACCACAAATTCTATCAAAAGATTATAAATAGTTTAAAGTAACCTATTTAGAGGAACAGATACTATGGCACTTATTTCACCTGGAGTACAAGTAACGGTAACAGACGAAAGTCAATATACCCCAACCGCAGCTGGTTCAATTGCTTATGTTTTACTTGCTACTGCCCAAGACAAAACAAACCCAAGCGGTGCACTTGCACCCTATACCACAGCAGCTAATGCTAATAAACTATTTAATATCACTAGCCAAAGAGAACTAGTAGCAAATTATGGTAATATTGAATTCCGCGTTGATGCCGCTGATAATCCATTAAACGGTGATGAACGTAACGAATACGGTCTTCTAGCAGCCTACAGCGCACTTGGTGTTAGCAATCAGATCTACGTACAACGTGCAGATGTTGATCTAGATGAATTAACAGGTACAAGCGTCCGCCCAACAGGTACACCAACAGATGGTACTTATTGGTTAGATGTTAGTGCAGATGCTACTAATTGGGGTATTTATGAATGGACAGATGCAGATCAATTTGTCTTACAGACACCAAGGGTGATAACAGACTCAACTCAAGTCAGCGGTACAGTACCATTAAGCTCAGTAGGTGCGATTGGTGAATATGCTGTGGTTACCACCAGCACATCAAATCCAATTTACCTAAAAGGTTATGACAACACCTGGGCACTAGTGGGTAGTGACGATTGGAAAGATCGCGTACCTGTAATCACTGGTGTTATTGCTAACCCTGCTAACCTAGCTATTGGTAACAAGATGCGTCTGAATGGTATCAACGTTACACTTACTGGCACTACAGTAACATCAGTAGCCAGCGACATCAACGGTGCAGGTATTACTGGTGTTAGCGCTAGAGCTAACAGTTCAGGACAACTTGAAATTTTTGCTGACAGCCTAGCAGCCAGCTCAGGTAACCTTGCATTAGCCAACGGTTCATTACAAATTGAAAAAGGTGGTACTAGTGGTATCGGTGGCGTTGATGCTGCGATGAAATTAGGTATCTTCAATGGTGAAGGTATTACAGGTAACAGCAGAACACTACTAGGACCACTAGTGGCATTTGACAGCTATAGAAACGTTCCAGCTTGGAGAGACACAGATGCTAGTCCACGTCCATATGGATCAGTATGGTTTAAAACTTCAGCGACAGGTAACGGTGCTAATTATGGTATCAAAGAATATGATAGTAATTTAGACAGTTTTGTTTTACAGACTGCTCCTTTATATGCTAGCGATACAGCTGCAATCTATGGGCTAAGTCCAGTAGCAGGCGGTTCAGATCTGCCAGCAGGCACATTATATGTACAATATGATACACTAGGCACAACAACAGGCACATTTAAACTTTATCGTAAGAATGTTGCTGGCTTATTGAAAATCACAGGTACAGTAGCAGGTGGTGCCGCCGCATACACTAACGGTGACAGCTTCACTATGGAAGTCAGTGTTCCAGGAAGTGCATCAACAGAAAGCGCGACGATCACTTCAATTGGTACTACAGCTACGACTTTAGTAGCTAAGATCCTGGCAGCTAACTTACCAAACGTAGTAGCGGCCATCGAATCAAGTGGTGCTATCAGCATTACCCACTTAGCTGGTGGTACTATTAAATTTACCTACGGTACAGGTACTCCATTAACCACAGCTGGTATTATCAGTGACAATCAAATACAGGTTATTTCAGCAGGTAGCGTATTCTTAGCTAGTCCGTTTAAAGCACTGACATATACATTTTCTACTACTGCTCCATTTAGTGATCCAGCAGAAGATACTCTTTGGTATTACAACACAGCGCTTGAAGTTGATATATTAATTAACGATGGTAGTGGGTTTAAAGGCTATCAAAATGTGGTAAATGATGCACGAGGCTATGACTTATCAGCCACAGATCCAGATGGTCCGATCCTTAGTGCGTCAGAACCCGTTTATCAAAATGATGGCACGACACCTGTAGTAGCAGGTGATCTATGGATTGACACAGGCGAGCTGGAAAATTACCCAGTGATATATCGCTACAATGGCACAGCATTTGAACTGATCGATAATACGGATCAGATCACAAGTGATGGTATCCTGTTCGCAGATGCACGCTGGGCCGCTAACGGTACTACAGATCCTATAGTTGATGACGTACCAGAGATCGCAGATCTATTAACCAGTGATTATTTAGATTACGATGCACCAGATTATCAATTGTATGCACGCGGTACACTATTATTCAATACACGCCGCAGTGGTTATAATGTCAAGAGATTTGACAGCACTGCACTAGCAGATGATCCAACTCCGGCTTCAGTAGTAGCAGCTTGGGTAAGTGCCAGTGGCAATGATCCAACTACAGGTGTACCATTCTTTGGTCGTAAAGCACAGCGTAATGTGGTAGTTGAAGCACTCAAATCAAGTATCGAATCTAGCACAGCCTTACGTGAAGAACAAACACAGTACAACATTATCGCTTGCCCAGGTTACCCAGAGCTGATACAAAACATGATCACTCTAAATAATGATCGCAAACAAACAGCGTTCATTATCGGTGATACTCCGTTGACGCTGAACACCAATAGAGTACAGGCTTATATACAAAATACAGCACTGGCACTAGACAATGGTGACAATGGCCTAGTCAGCAACAGTGAATTCCTTGGTG